AGCGGACACATGCTATTGCCGCTAAGAGATACTGCGTTCATTTTGACCGTTGCACTGACGATTACGATGTCACCAATCGTCTTATATGTACAGCTTGCACTTTTGATTTTATCGGTAACGGTTGAATAAGGTGTAAGCTTTGATGTTCCGCTTTCAATATTTGACGAATCGTATTTAGTCGCCAAGGCGGTTTTATCTGCTTTAACAAGCAGAGCGTTGTAAACTGCTCCGCTTGTGAGGTAACACGGGCTGTTATTTTTGGGTTCGCTGTCGAACGGCATTGAATTGAGCTTTCGGGCAAGTTTTTTATCTGTTTCTTCTCGTGTATATGCGTCCGTAATTCCGTACCCTGCGAGTGTTGTCGCTTTATTAGCTTTGTTTGCAAGATTTGCGTCAGCCGTATCAAGCCTTGCGCCGAGTGAATTAGAACCACCTCTTGCCGTGGCTATTTCGGTTTCAAGTGCAATTGCCCCGTCTGTTGCCTGTTCAATCCCCTCGTCCATATGGTTGAGGTTGTCGGCAGTCAGCGGAGTTGCTGTTGAGGGGGTATTTTCCCAGTTCATTCGTGTGTATTTGTTCAAAATTATTCTCCTTTCGCTGTGATTTTGTCTGTGAGTGCCTGTATGCCTGTAAGCTCTCTCGATAACACATATGATGTCACGGTTGCGGTTTGCGGAGTGCCGTCAGCGTTATAGGCATAGTTGCCGTCAGCGTCGGTAACATAGTATTTGATTTGCACCATATCGCCCAGTTCAACCCACAGTCTGCCGTCAAGGGTTGCCTCGATAGGCTTATAAATTTTATGGTGTATTCGCTTGCCTGTATCGCCTGAAAACAAATTTTCAAACTTATGTATCCACGCACCGCCTTCGTTATCGTTTTCCTGCCATACAAGAATGTTATCTGTCATATCATAGGTTTTACCGCCTAAAAACTTGTAGCTGCGCACTTTTGCGGTTCGTGTAGAACCTCCGATTGCAAAGTCAACAGTCCCGTATGTACCGCTTGATTTTTCGTCAGCGTTGAATGCCTCGTAAAAGTCATATTTTTCTGCTTTTGTTGTATCGGTTTCAAGGTTGATAAAAACAATGTTGCCGCCTTTTCGGTTATCGGGTTTAGCAAAAGCAAACACACCGAGCATTTCCGCTGTATAATTAAGCAATTGACCGTAATTAACCTTTTCGGAATCATTAAGCCATACTTTGTTAAAAATTTTCATATTCTTAACAGTCAGATTCTCAGCCTTGTTGATAACCTCGTTAAGTAAACTGTCAGATAAAAAACGGGCGTCAGGATTACCACATAGGTTAGTGAATTTTTCAGAAACCATTGCCAACAGTGCATAGACCGAAGTGCTGTTAGAATTGTTATTCCAGAGCTTTTGCAGAGCGTTTGTACAGTCGGTTTCATAAAGCTGTGAAATCACATCATAGGCGGTTATGCTGATTTTGTTCTGATCCGTTTTATTGACCTCGGCTTTGTCAATCATACCGTTAAAAATGCACCACGACTTTGTTGTCACGGCTTCGCCCGGATAGAGTGTGTCGCTTGGATATAATGAACTACTCGGCAGTATCGGAGAGCCTGACGGAAAAGTTTGTGTCAGCTTAACTAAAATCCAACAACCGACAAGTTTTGAAACATCAAAGGTTCTGTCAACGGTGTTCAGCAGTCCGATTTTAAATTCAGAAGCAATGCAACCTCCAAACTTCAACTTATTTTCGTCACAAATCGACTGTTTAAGGCTCATACTTTCGCTTTCAATGTTGGTTTCGGTGATGACATCAAACTTGCTGTCAGATGAAAAGATTTCGAGCTTGTTTGAAATCAGCTCGTTAATAATTTTCTGCTTATGCGTACTTGAAACGGATAGCAATCTGTCACCCCCCTTAATACTCAATAAAAGTGAAAGTCACGGCATTGTATATGATGTTGTTTTTGGTGATTTTCTTTACCTGATAGGTGATGTCGGGCATATAGGCGGTCATTGTGCGATATGCAAGAAGTTCATCGTCCCAATACTCGACACGGATTTTACGCTGTTGAGAGTTGTCCCACGAACTATTCAAAGCACTTCTAATCGACTGCATTTGTGCAAGGGTGAGTTCGTCAACGGTTGTAAACTCAATTCTCGACTTGTAATTTGGCGAAGTTGTTCGGTGCAGAAGATTGTTGCTGTCACGGTATGCCTTGATTTCGGTTCTCTGGAGCGGAGTGCCGTTGTAGTTATCCTTTGCAATAAGCTCGTGCGGAAACAGCTTACCGCTCTTAGGAAACCTTATTAAATAACCTTTAAAATTTGCCATGTCATCCTCTCCTAACCTAACGCACCGACACCGTGACGCTTTTTGACTGCGTTGTTGCGTTTTACAATGTTGTTAAAAATCACCTCGCCGTCAAGATTTACAGTAAGGTTAATGTCACCGCTGTCACCTGTTGAGCCTATCTCTGCCATAGCCTCAATAAGTGCCTGTTTGATAGTTGAAATCGGCGAAACAACCTCAGCCTCACGCTTGTTATCACCGAGTACGGCAAGAAATTCACCGTAATTTGCCGGAACAACCGTACCTGTGGCAAGTCGGGGAACTGTAATGTTAGGCAGTCCGACATTGCCGTTTACACTTCCTAACGCTTCATAAGCAATCTTTGCCGCTGTACTCATTCCGCCTGAAATAGCACTGCCGAGGCTGTTGAACGGATCTATAAAATTGTTTAAGAAGTTTTGAACAACACCTAAAAATCCGTTCATAGGCTTTTTTACAGCACTCTTGATACCCTCAAAAGCATTTGAGAAAACGCTTGAAATCGGATTGATATGTGTTGAAATAAAGCTAAGCAGTCTTGCAAGCGGATTTTTCAAGGCATATATTCTGTCACGAATGCCGTTTGCAAGACCTTGAACCGTGTAACCGCCTCTTTCATACATTTCTGTTGACGGGGAATGAATTCCCATCGTGGTATCATATTCTGAAAGCACAATAGAAGCAAGACCGTGACTGTTTTTGACAAGCGCACCTTTGTATGCGTCTGTACCCTCAACAAGACCGAGAACCGTGTTTTTACCTGTATCTTTTGCAGCTTTTTGCAAATTGTTCAAAGATTTCCACTGCGAATTTTGAACATCCGTTGTACTGATAAGACCTGCATTGTAAGCCATAAGAACAGCGGCGGCGTCTGAATAGTTGCCATTAACAACCTTTTGTACATCTGTAAGGTCATCACCCGTCATAGTCAGTTTGTTCATAGCGGCAACAGCTTTATTTACCGAACTTGTTGCACCGTCAAGAGATTTTGTTTTGCTCTGAATATTCTCGAAGTATTCAATGCCCTCTTTCCATAAAGCGTCGTTTTTAGCACCGCCACCAAAATAGTAATTTTCAAGAGCCTGCATACTTTTGCCGTTTTTCTCAAGCCACTTTTTCAGTTTTTTCTGTTCGTTTTCAAGGTCTTTTTTCTTGTTGTTATAATCTGATTTTGCACTGCTGTATTTCTTTGACGCAAGAATTCGTTCTTTGCTATTTTCAGAAGATAATTCAGCTAATGCGGCACTATTTGCAAGTTGTTGATATTTATCAATTGTACTGTCAATAACCTTTTGCACCTCGGCTAAATCACCATTTAAGTGTACTTTGCCGTCAGCACTGACAGTAACATATTGATTCCACACATCACTGAAACCGTCAACATTGTTTTTAAAATATGTAACAATGGTTTCAAGCTGTGCCTGCTCTTCTGGACTAAGCGTAGCTTTCTGTAACAGTTCATCAAGTTTCTGTTGGTAACTGTCAACAAGTGTATTGTCTGCATACAAGCTGTCCATTCGTTCAAGAGTGTCTGACAAATTATCCTCAATACCTTGCGTAGTTGTATCAAGCCTTGATTTTATACCGTCAATTTCATCAGCAAATTTTTTAGCTTCGGAATTACTCCAAACAAGCTGATTATATACAGTAACTGCAGTCACAAGTCCGGTGATGGCACCGGCAACGGCTAAGATTGGATTTGCAGAAACAGTTGTCAAAAATAACTTTATAGCATTTTTGACTTTGTCAATTCCGCTTGCAATCGCTTGTCCTGCCTTGAAAACAACAACAGCTGTACCGACTGCAGTAATGCCGCCTGCGATAGCGTACAAGGTTTTGTCACTAATAGATTTAACTATTTTGCTTAACAGTTTCAATGCTCCTGCAAGGGCTTCTACAAGTTTCGGAACTGCTTCTTCAATTGTCCATTTTGCAAGTGGGAGAAGAATATTCTTGTATGCCTGTTTCAGCTTATCTCCGCAGGCTTTGAGCAAATCCCTGAACGCCTGTCCGAGGTCGGCAACAGCTGATACAAGCGGTGACAAATCAAGACTTTCAAGCCATTCAAGGCGAATCTCTGACATATCGCTCAAAAAGCCTGTGATATCTTCAACAATGCCAAGGATTGCTTCCCAAATCTTTTTGCCCGATTCATTTTTGTCCCAAGCCTGTTTGATTTTAGTCCGCAGAGTTTTGGTGTAGTTGTTGCAGTTTTTGATAATATTCAGAATATTAGTCCAAATTCTCTCACCGGTGCCGTTATTCCACACTTTGCGAAAATCCTCTGCAATCGTGTTTACAAGTTCAAGCAAACTGTTCCATTTGTCGATAATGGATTGCACAACCTCGTCACCAAGTCTTGCCTTATTCCAAGCCTTTGTAAACGCTCCCGAAATATCACCGATGATATCAAAAACATTTTTCAAAAGCTGTTTGATGTTTCCGATGATCTTTTCGCCTGTACCGTTTTTCCACACTCTCTTCCACGATTCGCCGATTGAAACAAAAGCATTTTTCAGATTATTCAAGGCTCTTTTAATGCTGTCAAAAACCTTGTTTGTACGCTTTTCAATTGCTGTTGCGGCAGTATCAAGTGCGTTGACTGCGGCTTTAGATGATTTCTTTGTGGGGCTGTTTACTGCTGTACTGTCATCTGATGAACTGTTTTCAAGGCTCATCACGTTGAGCCTGTCAAATCCTTGAAGATTGTCTTTAATTTCCTTTGTCTTTTTCGATGTTGTGGCAAGTGCAGAGTTTGCACTCTTTGTTTCATCGGCGAGGTCTGTCATTTCAGAGCTTGCGGAATTTGCGGAATTGTCGGTTGCAGATGAATAGCCGAAAACCTGTTCCGTAAAGCTTTTGAATTTTTCCGTTGCAATATCTAATTTTACGATAAAGGAATTAAAATTTTTCAACAGCGGAGAAAACACATTGATAAGACCTTGACCGAGTGTAGCTTTCAGGCTGTCAAGTCGGAGCTGTAAAATTCTTGTCTGATTTGCCCAACTGTCCTGCGTTCGGGCAAAGTCACCCGTCGCATTGGCGAGCTGGTCTTGAACAAACTTGTAACGCAATGTTACTTTTTCGGCTTCGGTCATTTTAGCTGTGGTCTTACCGTAACCGTTTGCAAGGGCATAGCTGTCAAGCGCAGTCTGTGTCATTACGATGCCTAAATCTTTTAAAGTTTCGGTTTCGCCCGAAAATACTGATTTAAGTTTTGTATAGGCTTCGTCCTGTCTGATGTTGTAGAATGAAGCAACATCGCCTGCAAGTCCTGTCAGCGTGGTTGACATATCATAGGCTTCTTTCTCTGTAAAACCGAAAGTCTCAGCCATTGAGCCGAAAGTACCGACATACCGCTTTGCCATTGTTTCGGACAAACCAAAAGAATTAGCTGCACTTTTTGCCCACTTGTCAACCTGTTTGGTCATTGCCGGAAAAGTAACATCAACAACATTCTGCACCTCCGCAAGGTCAGAACCAAGCTCAATGCACTCTTTGCCGAAATTTGTAATTGCATAAGTGCTGAAAGCAACAGCGGCAGTCTTTGCAAAGGTCTTAAGCTGATTTTTTACCCTTTCGATTGATTTGGTAACAGTAGTATTAACCTGTGCCAAACCGCCGTTAAAACCCGATGTATCAAGTTTCGTGTCAAAATTCAGATAACCGTCAACCGCCAAATTTTCACATCCTTTCATTTAAAAATGGGCATAAAAACAGCGCACACCGTTATGATGTACGCTAATAAAATTTTGCAAAAGAACAGCCACCCCGTTTGGAGTGGCTTTTTCGTTATTGTAATACTATTGAATCAATTATTGCCGATAACAGAGTTTCATCTTCCTCTGAAATAGGCTCGGTTGAGGAATAAGAAAAATTGTATGCACCGTCATTCCATAAAAAAGCATAAGTGTGTGCATATACACCTTCCATTTTATACGAAAATTCTATTCCATAACACGATGCTATTTCTAAATATTTTTTGCTGGATAATTCAAAGTCCCTATCACCTTTCATTCCCTCCACAATACTATCTAAAAGTTCATTAGCCTGCGATTCGGTGTATAAAAGAATATCGTCACTCAATTCCGTATAACTTACAAGAAGATTATCATTTTCTGGACTTTTGTGATTAAAAATCAATCCGCTTGTACCTTTTGTTTCAAACTGTGACGGAGTACAGTATTTAATATCTTTTAAGGTGTTTTCGATAGCTAAATCGTACTCTGCCTTTGTTGTTTCCTGCACCGTTGTGGGAATTTCTGTCGTCACAGGTTCAGTGGTTTCAGCCTTTATATCGGTGTTTGAACTGCTTTCCGCTGTTGTACCGCAGCCAACAAGCGATACTGCAAAAACTGCGGTTAATGCTAACGCTATGAGTTTTTTCATCATTCATCCTCCTAAATGTTAAAACAATATAATTTTTACTTAATCATACACTAACATTTAGAGAATGTCAACAATATGTGATAAGATACTACACTACACGAGCGAATTTATGAAGTCAAGTTCCTCTTTATCTTCGGCTGTGAGTTTGGGCTTTAGGTCGATAAGTTCTTTATGTTCGCTGTAAAAATCCCGTTCGGTTTTGTCGAGCTTCTTATGCTTTGCCTTTTTGGTGCGTATTGAAATCACCTGTGTAAACAAACCGTCACCCACTTCATTAAACAAGCCGAGAAAAGTCCACCAGTGCATATAATCGACTGTGCGTGTTTCCGCTCCTGCAACCTTATTGAGAGCAGGGAAGATTATATGTCCGTCCTGTTCCCAATCAAGCACACGAACGGGGAGCTGTTTGCCCTGCGGAATATCTCCGCCGTCAAGATACCAAGTTGCCCTGTCAAGTGCCTTTTGGTAATTTTCGGGAATCTCCTTGTAAAGGCACTCGACACACACTCGGCATTTTTCAAAATCGTTCAGATCATCGTCTGCATAGGCTTTGAAAATCAGCAGAGCTACACGGAAGTCGGAATTGATTTCGTAGTTTCTGCCGTCAACCTCAAGGCTTTTCGGCAGTAATTCAATCACTTTTTCACCTGTGAAGTGTATTTGCCGACTTTCTTATTGGAAATTTTCTGTGCCGATTCAAAATCCGCCTGCACAACAGGAATAAGCACTTCAAGGAAGTTTTCAAAAATCGGCTTACCGCCCGCAAGTGAAAGACAGTTAATTTCACCAAAGGCAACCGTGCAGACATCCGAACCGAAAATGTAGTTAATCTGTTCTCTGATGTCCTTGTCGCACTCGGTGATAAGCTGAATTGCGTCTGTGTTTTCAGCTTTTTCAGCGTTTTCATACTTCTTCTGAATCTGCTCAATATTCTTGACTGCCTCGTTGAGCCTTGCAAGAATGCCCACATCCGCGGTGTTGATACGGATTACTGCGTTTTCGTCATCGCCAATCTGATACTCCTTGTAACCTCTGTCAAAAACAAGTTTCTGCATAAATCAATCCCTCCCAAAAGATTAAACCGTTGCGGTAAAGGTCGGCACTTTCTTCTCAATTGTAGCCGTACCCTGCTGTCTGTCGCCGTTAAATGCGATGTTGAACGGAATGTTCACACCGCCCTGAGCACCGCCGTAGGACTGTGGCTTTACGATACAGGTTTCAGTCCAAGCGTCATACGGACCTGTCTTCTTATCAACAAGGACTTCAAGAATTGCAGTCTTGCAGTCATCACCTGTAAGGCGGTTCATTGCAATATCCTTAATCTTTTCGTAGATTGCATCGCCTGTGTTTGCGTAATAAGTGTCTGCGTCAATTGACGGTTCATAGCCGTTATCGTTTACAACGGTTTCATCAAGAATGTTCTTGACTGTTGCTGTGTCGGGGTTGAGTTCAACGGACATATCCTCAATGTCACGACCAATCAAAAACCACTTAGGGGTTTCGCCACCAAACGAAGCGTCAATGTAGTGCATAAGATAACTTCTTTTGAGTTTACCGATATCGGGTGTTGTTGCCATAATTAAAATTCCTCACTTTCGATTTTGTAATCTGCGGTAATTTGTAACTGATACATTACATTACCGATTAAATTGCTGTCGGGTATGTCATAAAGCATACCGTTTGAACAGGTTATTTTTGTGAGCGTACCTGCAAGCTCATTGTCGCCAACCGTTACGGTCAGCGTTTGCCCCTTTGCCTGTTTTTCAAGCCACAGCTGTAACTCGTTAATAAGTCCGCTGTTGGCAAGTCGGTCATAGTCATTAACCGACTGATAAACAGCGTACAAGATGAATGTGTGCTGTCGCTCCTGATTGCCGAGAACATCGGATTTAATCAGTGTGTCGCCTGTCGGAGATAATCCGTAGCTGTCGGTGTCGGGGGTTGTGTAGTCAATGTGCAGGACATCGTTCAGCTTTGGAAAGCTCATCACAATGCTCTGCATAAGTTCAATTATGTTCATTCTGCCGTACCTCCTGCCACTTTAGCAGCACCCTGTAAAATCTCTTTTTTACGGTCGGCTTTCATTCGTTCAAACCACATCTTGCCGGCAAGAGGGTGCTTTGCCCGAGAATAAACAAGCATTTTACCTGTGGGGTGTTTCTTCTGTCCTTTAGGGCTGAAATAGCCCACAATAACACCGTTTTCCTTAATCGGGATATTGGGACCGTAAACCTTGCCGTAGTAGAGATACCTCGCATACGGTGTGTTCTGATGAATTTCGCCCGAGCCTATAACCGTTGAGAGGGTTGCCGACTTTTCAAGCACGCCGTTTCTGAACGGTGTATAGGGTTTCATCAATCGTAAAACCGTGCTGTCAACATACTTTTGCACCTTTAACACATCGGCATTTTTGCGGACTGCAAACTTTTTATCCCAGAGGAAACCTGCCGTACCGTTTTTTGACTTGATGACAAAATCGGGCGGTTGAACAATCTTCATGCAATCACCTCGCCGAAATTTTGATGTGCTGTAAATCGGTTACGCCGTAGAGCTTTTCATCAATCGACATAACCGCATAGCACCTGTGTTTTTCCTTTAGCGTTTTAAGGCTCTGTGACACGCTTTGAGGGTTTGAATTATCAAAGGTAAAATCACTCTCGCCCTTAATAATAATGTCCTGTGCGCTGTTCTGAGGGGTGCAGAGCTGACCTGCAAAAAGGTTTTCGCTCGGCTTTAAAAAGCCGGGCAAAAGCCCTGCGGATTCAATCGGAATATACACAGTCACGCTGTCAGCGTTCTGCATTCCGCTTTTAAGCACATTGCGAGCCTTGTTCTCCTGCCAATGACATTCGGGAATGAAATATCGGTCATAGCCTGAGCCGTTGAATCTGTAGATTGTGCAGGAGCTTTCAGGGGTAATAATCATCTGCGACCACCTCTGTACAGCAAATCGGTGTCGGCAAGATACTTGTAAATTGTGTGTCTGACAGCCTTTTTATGGGCGGTTTTACGCTCTTCTTCGGACACATAGCTTACGGATTCATCACCGACGCTTGCAGATGAAATTCCTGAATTTGCGGACTGCTTTTCATCGTTATATACAAGCTCTGCAAGCTCACAACAGCAGAGCTTTACGCTTTCGGGAATATTGTTCCCGTCAACATTTTCGCCTGTGTATGCCTTAATGAGCAGGGTTGCAGATCGTGCATAATAATCAAAGGCGGAAACAATGACCGCCTTTCTGCCACAGAGATATTCAGAGATGTAATAGCCTTCATCGGCATAAGCGGTCATAGTAAAACTCCTTTAAGCCTCTACGGCTGAATGGCAGTAGATACCTGCCTTTTTATTCTCGTAAACATCGGCAATACCGACCATACGATAACCAAACTTCCAACCGTCAGAACTCTGATTAACTGACGGCTCAATAACCTTTGTGTCAAGGTGCTTTGTGAACTGAATCGGAGCAGAGCCGTGAATAATCATAAAGTTGATATTCTTGCCCGAAGTCGCCTTTTTGTAACCGCCCTTTTCCTTGCTTGAGGATGTGCCGTCAAGCTGTTCAATTGCTGTATAGAATCTTGACTGAGGAACAAGTGTGATATCTGCAAAACGGTTGAGAACCTCCCTTGACTTTGTTGTATCGAGATCCTGCACAAGACCGTAAAGCGTTGATGTGATGAAAAGGTGTCTGTTCTCGAAAGGAACTTCGTCCTCGTCCATTTTTGTTGAGGCTGTGCGGAGAGCCTCAACAACCTCTTCGCCTGTTGTGAGAGTTGCACTCACGGAAGAAATACCGCTTGTACCGGCATACTTTGCAAAGCGGAAAGCGTCAAGCTCGGGAACAACCTTTGTGCGGATAAACTCGCCCGAAAGTCTGCCGAATGCAATGCCTGCCGTTTCTGCATTATCCATTGTGTCAACCGTGAACATTCTACCACGGTCAAAGTTACATTTCACGGTTTCGTTCGTAAGCTCAACATCGCCGTCAACATAACCGCTGTTGCGTGAGTAGTCTGCAAGACCGTCCATTGTGAGCATCGGAATGATAAGCTCGTTTGCGTTAGCGCCCTGTGTTGCAAGGTCTGACGCACCGTCAATTTTGCTTGTGAGTGCAGACTGCTTATAGACCTCATCAAGCAACGCTGTGTACTGTTTAAAAAGTGCAATTGTGTTTGCCATAATAAAATCACCTCATAGATTTAATAAAATTATTTCTTTTCGGCAGAAAGTCCCATAGCCGCACGCATTGACGCAAGCGGATTTGAGCCTGTACCGCCGTTACCTGTATCGGTTGCACCGACAGGATTCTGAAAAGGCTCGTCAGAACCGAACATATAGCCGTTTTCGGACTTAACCTGTTCGAGAGCCTTTTTGATGTCATCTGCCTGATTTTTAGATGTTTTCAGGTTTTCAAGGTCAAGCAGAGCCTTGACAGCCTTTGCATTTTTCGCACCGCTCTTTGAAACAGCGGTGTCAAGAACAGAGTTAAACTCCATATCGGCGATTTTTATCTGATACTCGTTTTCCTTTGTTTCAAGTTCACCGTTGAGCTTTTTGATTTCGCCCTTGAGCTCGTCCACATTGACACCCTCAAACTTTTTGAGTGCAGTCTGTGCAGTTTCAAGCTGTGACTTGTAGTTGTCCCTTGATGTGCGGAGCTTTTCAACCTCTGACACGGTTTTGTAATTATCCGCAAAGGCTTTTTCAAAGTCTACCTTTTTATCTTCGGGGACTGTAAAGCCGATTTCGGAGAGAAGTGTGTGTATATTCTTCATAGTAAATCCTTTCTGCATAGCTTTTATTCCGCTTTGCCTGCGGTAGAAATTCAGCCGTTATAATAACCTACGGCAGGGTAAAATAAAAGCACCTATGCAATCAAATGCAAGGGCGCTTAATCTGCTTTTTCTGTTTTAACTGCTTTGGTTCTCGGCTTTTTGGGAGCGTCAGGCTTGACCTCTTCTGCAAAACCGCCGTCAATGAGTTCCTTTGCTCTCTGCTCGGAGCATTCAAAAACTTCATTCACAGGTCGGGTTACATAGCCGTTCTGTTTATCATTAAATGCTGTTGTTACTCTGATTTTCATTCTGTCACCACCTTTCTAAAACAGTCGAAATCGACGGGTTTAAATGCAATAAAAAAGCACTCTGATTTCTCAAAGTGCTGATTTGATGTGTTTAGTTCTGTTACGGCAAGTTGCAGGCAAGTTAAATAATGCCGTAAACAAGCCGTTTTTCTTGCTCTGAACATATTCTCGGCAAGTTAAACAACAAAACCGCCCTTTTTACGGAGCGGTTAGCTTTTGTTTCTTTGTTTTTCAAGTTCTTTAATTATTTCGTCAAGACGTTTTGAAGCTTCTTCGTTAGAACCATCTAAAACAGATTTGTTTATTTCTTCCATTCAAATAAACCTCCTTCTTGATGTTTACTTAAAAATTTATCAATAACCTTTCTGTATTCACTATCAGAACCTGTTTTTATCCTCTTTTTTCCCATTCGTTGTAACTCTGTTAAAAGTGATAGTCTGTCGTATCCTTTCAACTTTGTTAATACTTCAATGTTGCCATCGTTTTTCACAATAGTAAATGTTTTTATACTATCATTCTTAATAAATTCGATAATATCATTTAAAGAATAACTGCTGTTTCTCGGGTGATTGTGCATAACAAATAAATCTTTGCCTTGAAGTGCTGATCCAAAATCTATTTTTTCATCAGTTCCTTTAATAGGCTCTGTAATCATTTTGGACACATCATTTTTTAACACGAAGGCAACTTCTTTATTGTCATTTTGTTCTTTTGAAAATTTCAAAAGCTCCTTGTGTTGTTTTTGAATTTCCAAACACTGCTCTTCTGTATAACCTTCAATATCAACTTTAGGAATACGACTGATAGCTTTATCGGTTATCGGAGTAATAGGCTTTTTACTTTTCTCTTTTATTATACCACTTTTACCCGATTTTGCAACAGATTCAGCGGTGATTTTATTAACACTTCCTGCCTTTTTCGGGAGTTTTGAGCCTAAAGCATTTTTGCCGTTTACGGTTACTCTTTCCCATTGTTCGGGAAGTCCCATAGCTTTTGAAAACTTTACATATTCGTCCTGCCTTTGAAAATATCTGACCTTTGCGCCTGTGATTGTATCGTCATCTGCACCGCCCTGTGTGAGCAGTTCAATCTTCTGTCGGTCGGCACGCAATGCGGTTTCAAGCTGTCTTTGCCTCTGCTGTGCCTCATATGCCGTGTACTGTCTGCCGTTGTATTCTTTCGGCATGTTCTCTTCCTCGTTCATACGGTCAAGTTCTTCTTCGCTGTATGTCGGAGTGTCAATTCCTTTCATAAACGGCGAATAGCTGTGATAGCAATTCGCACCGCAAAGACCTGTGACCGTTCCTAATCCACAGACTGATTCAAGCTCCTTTTTGCTGTACACTCTGCCCTGCCACACCTGATGTGTCGGTCTTGCACCACGGTGATAGCTGACCTCGAAATATTCCGTGCCGAGCTGTTCGGCGTTGTCCTCGTTGACCTTTGCGACAACCTGATTAAAGCCTGTCATCAACGCCCTGCGTGCCGCCACATCAACACGATTGCTCCAACCACTTGCATAATCGACGGTACGCAATCCGCTGTCGGTCATAGCTTTAACCGCTTTTTTGAGGACTGTGTTATAATCAACCGCACCGCTCGCAATCTGCATAAGTCCGTTGTCAAGAGTGCGTTGGTAAAAGTCCGCAAGCGGAGTAAATGACAGCGTATTGTTGTCATTTCTCACGGCAAATCCGAGTGAGCCTGTAATGTTCCTGTACTCCGATTTTGTCTGATTTTTGACCGCCTTTACAAGTTGTTGCAACTGTTTATTTTCTGCATAAGGAATATACTCTTTGCCCTTGCCTGTATAAAGCTCCTCATTTCTTGCATATCCAGATTTCACGACTTCGTCATAGATTCTGTCGATTTCATCGTCAGACACATCGAGCGTGCTTTGAATAAGGCTGTCTATTTCGTCCTTGCTCACGCCCAATTCATAAAGCCTGTTAATCTGCCAATCGGCGGCAGAGGTTATCTCCTCACCGTTAGCTTTCAAACGCTCCGTAAGGTCGGACATAATATTTAACTGTAAACTGCGGTACAACTGTTCCATAGCCGAGGGCAAAGCCTCAATTTCAGTCGGAGTGAACATTATTCGATAACCTCAGAGGACTGCGGAAGATTCTTTTTCGCTGTCTTTTCGTCCTCTCCATACCACTTCATACGGTACTCATCAGGTCGCATAATACCAAGGTTTAAGTCCTGAATATCCTGCTTGCGTTCGGTTTCTTCATCGGTCAGAATACTGTCCTTGAAATCGCATACAAACGAATAACCGCTTGTTGTCAGCGAATTGTAAAAGGCAAGAGCATACACCAAGTCATCAAGGCAATAGCGAAGTTGCTTCTGAATTGCCGTGACGGTGTTGTACTTCCTGTCCTTTGCCGACTTAATCTCCGTAGCAGTCTTTGCGACTGTTTCGGGGTTTGAAAGGTCACCGTATGCAAGACCGACCGCAAATTCAATCATACGCAGATATGTATTCAAGCCGTCCGTAATGTCGGACTGTCGGAACGCAGGCGAAAAGTCCTTGAACAGTTCTTCGTCGCCCAAATCCACATCAACGGCACGGTACAAACGCCTGTTAAGTCTGTCGGCTTTGCCGTCCTTTAATGCGGCAGAATCAACATGAATTGCACGCTCTCCGCTTTCAAATTCCCAGTCAAGCCGTCCGAACTGCATATCGGCTTTCTGAATGATTTCAAGTCCGCTGTCAAAAATCGACATACCGCATGATGAGCCGTCAACCGTGTTTTTAATCGGCACTCTGAAATAGCCGAACGCAGGTCTTTTCATATCGGGGTATGTGACCGCAGGCGGTAAGTCTGCCCAATCGTCAATGACAGCGAGAGGAATTTCAGTACCGAGAACCTCGGATGATGACGAACGGTAAGCCGTGTTAGTAACAGTCAAGCCCTTGTCCTTATCAAGGCTGTGATATTCAAGCCTTGTGTAGTAGTTGTCACCGATTTTCTTAAATTCGGGGAAGATGACCTTTACAAGCCTGTGCTTTGCGTCAAACTCAATCGGCACAAAAGCATTTGCCGAGATATATTGCACCCTGTCACCGCCCAAAGGCTTGATGACCATTGCGCCTGTTGCAAGACCTGACTGTAACTCCGAATTAAGCTCCTCGGTTGCATTTTCAAACAACTTTGACAGCGTTTCATTTGAGATGTTCACCGTCATTTCGTTAAGCGTAATGTTAGCAAACTCCCTTGTGATTGACTGCTCAAGCCTCAAACTGATGACATTTTCATCAAGCCACGGAGCTTTGCCGACATAGCAGTTTTGCCATACGCCGATAGCCTTTTGCATTTCTGCTGTAATCGCAAGCCGTAAATTAAGCGCCTGCCGAATATTTTCAAGCGGAAACATTCGCCTCCACACTCCCTTCAAAAAATCTATAAGTCCCATTATTCACCTCTGCGTTTCCATACTCTGTTCATTGCATATCTGACAGCGTCAATATGGTGGTTGTCCTTATCGGGATAACCGCTGATAACATTGCCGTCCTTATCACGCTCGTATTCATAGTCGAGAAACTCCTGTGCAGTATGCGGACAGCGTGTGTTATCAATCACAATCTCCCGTAAAGACTGCAACCACTTCATTGAGTAAACAACCGAACCGGGTCCTTTTTCTGCCGAACGAGCCATTAAACCGTCAGCCCTGTAATCACCGACTGACTTCTGTTCTGCACTGTCGCATGTAATCAAATCATTACTTGTAACTCCGTGCTTAGTTCTGAGCAATTCGGCTGTTTCACTGTTACTTTTTTTGTTGCAATGTTCCTCGTCAAAAATAATGAGCTTGTGCTGACTTGGAATGTAAGTCATACAATCATAGGCAAACGGATCAGGATACCAACCCCAGTCAACTCCTCTGTAAAATCTGTCAAATGTCTGAATTTCGTCATCTGTGACCTCACGAATAACAACATTATCAAATACATTGCCGCCTGTGCCGTTAGCAATGCCCATATACTCGTTTTCATAGGCGGTAGGGTTTGTTTCTTTCAGGAACTCTGCGTCATCTATAAACGGCTTTCCGAGCCATTTTGACGGTACTGTAAGGTACGTACTCTCAATAACGAGCCTGTCTTGACGGGGAATTTTAACATACTTGTTCGCCCAGTTCTGTGCAGATTTCGGAGGATTGAACGATTTAAATTTAAAAGCCGTGTCACCGCCACGAATCACCGACTGTTCAATCTTTCTGACAGCTTCCTCGCCCGTGAACTGGTCAAGTTCTTCAAACCACGCAACGCCGATATAGCCGAACGGTACTTTGATTGATTTAATTTTGCCCGGATCATCTGCTCCACGGAAGTATATTTTCTGTCCTGTGCTTACCCTCGTGATTTCGAGAGGTGACACGGTGCAGTTAAACTCGCTTTCAAGACCGAGAGCAGAGATTGACCACAAAATCTGCTGATACACCGAACTGCGCAGAGTGTCGGCTACCTGACGAAAAATACAGGCGTGCATATCCTCGTTCTTCATAAGCAAATCAATAACATTCAGACTGACGAAAGACGATTTTGTTGAACCTCTTCCGCCGGGGAAAACATATTCCGAATGTTCTTTACCCTCAATATCAAAAAGCACCGACGAAAACGACGGTGCAACCATATTAGCCGGTATTCCTTTGTACTCCGAACCGTCACTTTTTGGCGGTTCAGCCTTTTTGCGTTCAATGTCGAGATAGGCATTGTCGAGCTTGATTTTATGATTTTCAAAAACATTGTCACGGATAATATTTCTTAATTCTTTAATGGAATTAACATCACCTGTTTTAGCCTTTTTGAGAAGTGCCGCATTTACAACGAGCAAATTATTGACCAAATCTTCGTCAATCCCATCAACATTAATTCCCATATCAATAAGCATTTCCCAGTCGGCAGGAGTGTTAGCAGGCAACGAAAGTAACATATCCATAACCTGTTTCATACTCTTTTTACGGCGGCGTGACTTGCCCGAAGCCTTACCGCCCTTTGCTCCGTTTTTCACGGCTTCATCACGGCTTTGGTCAGATGTAAACGGTATTAAATTTTTCTCATTGGGCAATCACCTCACCTCTTTTATCTGATTTTCCCTCACAACACAAAACCGCCCTCAAACGAGAGCGGTCTGTGCAATTTTTTTAACTTAGGAGAGTTCTACATATGTCCTGTTTGTCAAACTTTCATAATACCATTATACGCAGGGTAAGGGTGACATTCAATGACATTTCAAAATAATTTTACGAGAAATCGAACTTTTTTCGGAACGCCTGTAACGCTTCGCCGTGCAATCTCAGGGTATGCCTTACGCTCATTTCCATACTCTCGGCAATATCCTCCCACCTCTGACAATTTATGTAATACTCGGTCAAAATTGCAATGTAACGGTAATCGTCAAGTGCGTTGATTTTACTGCGGATTTCAGTTTTCAACCGCACAAGATTGTCAATTTCCCGATTGATTTCAGCCTGAAGGTCTGCAATCCTGTCCACAATTCGCATAGGGTCATTCACTCCCGATGTCTTAACAGGCTCGTTCTGCTTAACTGATACCTGTGCAATATTCAGCCTAAGTTTCAACAGCTCGTGTTCTTTCGTTCTGATCAGCTTATCCGAAACCCTGACCGAATATAAATAATCTTTAACCGTCAATCCGTATCACTCTCCTCCTCGTCAAGCATACCAAGTTCCTGCGCCAACGCAACAACAGCGTTTACAATCAAATGCAAATCCTTACCTTTGATGTTACACATACGATATCTGACTTTGATAGTTTCTTCTTCATTGTCGATTTCATCAAAACTAACAACTACACCTTTATTTAAGGTTTCTATTTCGCCGTTATCGTAATTAACAGTGATATTTTTAATGCCTCTCATTTACTTTCACTTCCTTGTAAAACTCATATCTGTTATCTTTATTGTCGTGCTTAAAAGCTTTTACAAGGCTATCTACACTCATATTATTTACCCATCTAACATCGTTTGTTGCCCTGTTGAGCAAAAAGATAGTTTCCCCACTTTTGATTTCATCAAGCACATCAGAATTACAAACACTTTCATACTTTATCATTTTTACACCTCTTTCATTAATTTTCTTTGCGAAAAACTCCGCTATCAAGATACTTCTCAAGGTTATCTCTTGTCATCACTCTTCACCGTCCTCGATAGGCTGATTCCAGCACTTAACGCAATTATTGTCACAATCATCTTTGTTTATCAGTCCTAAAGCATACAGACATACACCTTTGGGTGTTCCGTCATCGTCAGGCAAAGTATTAGGATAATGTTTCAGGAATTCGGTCAGATAAGTCCTCTGTGGGTGTTCGTCCGACCACCTCTGAACTATTTGAACAGCCGTTTCACTGTGAAATAATTCTAACTCGGAGCAAACTATTTTTTCGTTATTATTAAATCTGCTCAATGGGCAATCTGTACACCGAATATGGCATACACCGTTCACAACTGATTTTGTCATTCGAGCTTTTTCATGCATATAGTTTTCAGTTTTTGAACAATCAATCATTTTCTTCACTCTCCTTTAATTTTTCGGTTATTCTTTTGGTTAAGCCGTTTTCGTTGGTTAGGCATTCCAAGGCTTGGAGGGCATTGATTACGGTTTGCTCGTTGGTTTGGGACTGATACATCTTACGGACGAAGTCGGCGCTTTTCTTTACATTATCCATAATTCTTTGTGAGAGCATACGGTATTCGTCTGCGTTGTTTCTGTCACGCTTATACTCCGTTCTGAGCTTGTCCTGCCATTCAAGGCAGATGTTTATGTCCCAGCCTTTATGACGGTTGTTGTAGCCGACCTTTGCAAGCCTTGAAAAGTATTTATATTCGGGCGGAGGAAAGAATGAGTAATCAAGCTGACCGTCAATTGCTTTATCTTCAAGCTGTTCAAACACCTGCGGATTGTTAAAATCATATTTTTTCATATTACCTCCTGCGGAGGCTTGTGGTGGGTTTGGTGCGATTTTAAAGAACCCTTTCTATATATATATTAGTTTATTTTTCTTATACGAAAGGTTAGAAAAACCCGTAAACCCTCCTCAAGCTACCACACTAACAATCTTTATAAATTGAAATTCCGTTGAAATAATTGAAATTTCTTCCCTTTACTTTTTCAAATCGTTTGGCAAGTTCGGTGCTGAATTTGGTATTTGACATACAATATTCGTTGTTATCCCCCGCCCAGCTTGTATAGGCGGCATAGAGCGTGCTTGCCTGAACCGAACCCTCTAACACACATCTGTCCTCGATAAATGCGGAAATAACATCCATTTCACGCTTGTACTCTCTCACGCTCTGAAGAACGGCAGACGGCATTTTCAAACCCTCTCTTTGCCACAGAATACAGCCGTCGATACACCATTTGAAAATTGCTGTCATTTCGGCTTTGAGCTTATGCGTAAGGTTCTTATCAACCTTATCCTCGGGAATCTGAACATTGAACGGTATCATATGTATTCTTCGCCATATGCCCGTGTCAGTACCTCTGATAATCGGTTTATGGTTTGTCGCCATCCACAGCTTAAACTCGGGCTTGAACTCAAATTCCTCGCTGTACAGCTTTCTTGCCGTTACGGTATCGTCACCCGTAAGCTGTTTGAGAAGTCCCTCATTAATTCGCACGCCCTCGTTCGGCTCAACCGAGGTGACAAGTCTTGCACCCTTTAACCGTGCAATGTCGCTGTTTATGGCACTGCTCTGAGAGTTTCTTACCATAATTGTTTCAGGCTGAATGTTTGCGGCATAATCGCCGAATACATCACGGATAACATCAATGAATGTACTCTTGCCGTTTCGTCCCGTGCCGTAAAGGAAGAATGCGCATTGCTCGGCTGTTGAGCCTGTCAGGCTGTAACCGACCGCCTTTTGAATGTAGCGAATAAGCTCCTTATCGCCTGCAAAAATATCGTCAAGGAATGCAAGCCAACGGGGACACTCTGCCGTTTGAGAACAGTCAACCGAAGTAATCTTCGTAAAATAATATTCGGGATTATGCGCCCTCACTTCGCCGTTTTTAAGGTTGATTATTCCGCTTGGGGTGTTTAATGCCATACGGTATTTATCCATTTGTGCCGGAAGTACGGGGATATGGTGTTCAACCTCGTTGAGCATTGCTTTTTTTGATTTGTTGGAACGGCTTGCTTTCATATGTTTTTCAAATGTTTTTGACATATCTCCGCCGTTTTCTTCATCAGCTTGCAAGTACAGCCTTGCTTCGGCTTTCATAGCCTCAACGCTTTTGTCCGCCATTCGCAAAACCACCCCGATATTGTCAACACACCACTTCATTGAATTGTAGTAATACCACTTTTTCTCAGTGTAACAATACCTTACATTATCGCCGAATAAATCAACGAACCTGTCGGCATTGCCCATATCGTCAAAGGTGTAGGCACGCATTTTTTCTTCATCAACCGCTTGAACAGCCTTGCCCTCACCGATTGAAATTGAATAATCGTTATGCTGTTTTGGGTTATAGGTCTGTGTACAGCCCGACACAGCCTTTTGCAAGGTTATAATGCCGTAGGTTGTACCCGACTGTTTTCTGTCCCACTTGTCACGCATTAAGCCTGATTGTCTGAAAATCGAATCCATTTTGTCGGTATCGCAACCGCACCAGAACGCAAGCATATTGCAAAAAGCCATATCCGCCTCGCTCTGTGACGAGTAAGCCGAAAAATCGCCGCTGTACAGAGCCTTGAAAAGACTTCCGTTCTTGGCATTGCAGGCGATTCTGACAATATCGTCAACGGTGTTCGGATTGACCTCAACGCTACGGAGCTTAGGCTGTGGCTCTGTTGCCTTGCCGAGATACTTTGAATGCAACGGCTTTATGCTTTCGGTGCAATCGTTTATGTACGCATATGCAGAGCAGTAATCACCTGTCACAACGAAGAATCTGCCGTTTTCGTACATTTCAAAACCGCCCGAATCATTCTTCGCCTTTCTTCTGCCCTCGGGAAGAGTTCCCTTGCAGATTATGTGAACGCCTGCCTTGCTCTGCGAAAACTCGGCGTAGCTCTGCAAAGTGTTCACGAACTCGCTGATTATGTTGTCAGCTCCGCCGTTTTGGTAGTCCTGAATGTCATTCGGCATATCGTCAAGGTCAACACCGAAAAACGGTGAATTTGAGAACATAAAGCCTATACCCGAATATTTGGCGGATTCTCTGACTGCCATTTCAAAATCCGACCAAGTGTCGGGATTGTTTGACTGAGCAAGTCCGCCCGTCTTTGGATTTATCGGTTTCTTTGAAATTCCGCTGTGCGATTTCGGATCGGGATATGACTGCCAGCACACCCAGTTTTTGTAACCTTTCAATTCCTCGGGAACTGCAAAATATTTATTTTTATTTGGGTTTAAATTTGTAAAGCCCATTTTTTCACCTCCATATATAAGGAAAAACACGGTGAAAATTGCACTGTTTTATGCAATTCCCGAAGAATTTTTTTAAAATCAGAACGGCAAATCATCGTCAATCGGCATATCAACAAAGCCCTGATTTGCAGGCTGAGCAGACGCATAACTCTGCTGTGGCTGTGCATAGGTCTGCGCCGTTGAACTCTGCGACTGCTTGAAGGTATGCTTTACTGTCGGAAACTTAGTCGGATTGAGCCAGCTGACTTCTTCTCTTTTTTCGCCGTTCCATTCGCCGTGCTTAACGGTTACACGAACAGGTTTTTGCATAAGCTCACCAAGGAACTGTTTAAGACTGTCATAGTCCTTGCCGTCGGGAAGTCCTGCCGCCTTGCCGAGAGCCATAACCTGATCAAAGCCGTAACCCTTGACCTTCTTGTCGTTCTCGGTCGGTTCTCTGCGTTTCCACATAGTATGGAATATATATCCGTTTTTGTACCTCTGCTCAACATCGTTTCGGATAATGAACGAAATGTTCAGGCAGGTTTTTTCCTCGCCTTTTGAATTTGTGTAGTCACGCTCCTCTGCCTTTGCTATAAGACACTCATAATCGCCCTCGGGTTTGAGTGAGTTAGACTGTGTTGCCTCGCTCCAATTTGCTTTAAATCCCATAATTTTACTCCTTTGTAATTAACTCTATCGCCTCATCGGCACTTCTGCACACTCCTGCAACAGCGCCGTTGAGTTTCATCATCTGTATAAATTTCTGCTGTTTTTCGGTAGGTCTGCCCTTGGGAGTTTTAACCTCGATAAAGACTGCTCTTCC